CCAACGAAGCAGATGACACCTGAGAACATAGCGAAGTTAAAGGCCAGAAGACCTGCGAGTATGATGAACGCACCTACTACATAGTTGATAGCATTTGACATGATAAAGCTCCTTAGATTGTGGTTAAGCGCGGGAAGCCCCTGCTAGAGGCACCTCCCGCTGATAGAGAGTAAAGTATAGATAAGNATTAAGAGTTAGTAGCCTTGGCACAGAACATCTGACGAAGGATAATCTCTGCTTCAATAACGAGTTCATCCTTAGAACCAGAACGTGAAAGCTTAGCCAAAGCATCCAATGCCTTCGTTGTCATCTCAACCTCAGAAGATGTCATGCGAGCTAATACACGACCACCTTTGTTCTTCAGTTCTTCCTTGTCACGCTTACTAGCTGCTGATGTACGAATAGCCCAGCTAGCTTCCCACGAAGTAGTAGGAATCGAACCAACATATATGCCACGAGCTGCCATTGCCTCCAACCGAGTACGCTGAGCAGGAGTGATTGGGCGAGTAGTTACTGTAGTCATAATAGACCTCCTAAGTTAAGTTGTGTTGCTAAAGGTTGAAGAAGAAAAGGCGAAGCCCCTCTTCGTAAGAAGAGAGGGGCAGAGCCGACAGTAAAAAGACCAAGATGTGTCCGACGAAGGGGGAGTCAGTTCCAAAAAACTCAATGAAATCTACGGGGGAATACGCACGCGACCCAAAGTTGTGCATAATTAACAACAATTTCCCCAAGATTGTTGCTGGAAAAGCTACAGAACAGACAATCAGAACTCCTAAGGGAAGACTTCTTGCTACAAAACCCTAGTTCTCCGACATGAACATGGCATACCCCTATGGGCCCATACCACAACAGACCCGGGGGTTGAGGCTCCAGCAGTATCCGATACCCATACGCTCGTCTCCTGTTTGAAATTTTTTCAGAAACCCCACTTAAAATGTTAACTGCTGCAGATAAACTAGATCTAGGAGAATGTATGAAATGGATATTCTGGAAGAGGGGCAATGCTGGATCAGATTAGACGAGGGATATTGGAAGCTAAGGAAGCTAAAGGCTTTGTTGCCTGTGGTGGAAAGCTGGATTGCAGAGAGAGACCCTAGGGTTTTAGGTTCGAACTACTGGGGAATCTGTATGGACAGCCCCGGCGAGAACGTAGTTGTCAACTTGACATACGAGGATGGGAAGCAGGGCGGGTATGAAGGCGAGGAGTTGTTAGTAAATTACTATGATGTGATGGAAGCTTTCCCTGAGTTGAGGCAGTTGTTTGTGGATTTGGAGCTGCAACCTTACTTGGGCAAGAACTCAATTGGCAACTGGGGGATACATAGGCATTGTTACAACCCTACCTCCCGGTGGAACCTTGTGATGTTAGGGGAGGGGAATGATGGCGGTGCCGGAATTTTTTTTAAAAACGACGAAGAAGGTTGCTACCCAGTTGACCCGACATACGAATACGTTGTGGACTACTTGGAGGAGGGGATCACGCTCAAGGAAATTGAGAGATGCCCCTTGGAAACGGGAAGGATCTACACCATAGATACATGGACATGGCACTCCCACCTGACCAATGATCCAGATCATAAGGCGGTTGCTTGGCTGATGCATTTTAAATTTGCCGACGTCAAGGATAATGTTAAGGACGTGATCAGGAATCAGGAAATCTGGGGTTGGAGGAAAGTTCTTTGGAGAGACACTAAGCAACGTAAGTACCGCCACGGGACACATGATGTCTAACACCGGGTGGCTAAAGCAACATAAGTGATCTGTTATCAAACAAGATATGTTATGATTCTGCAAAATAGAATAGGTGTGCATATATAGAAGCAATGGCGGGAAAAGGCTGATCCCCCTGTCCTACTATCTTAGGACTACCGCCCCATCACAGGGAGATAGCCCATGCATCATACAAACCAGCAAGGCGACATTGGTGTTGCCAAAGTAATAGCAGATCTTCTTGCCAATGGCGAACGGCTCTTGCAGCCAATAGACTCTACATGCCCATACGATCTAGCAATAGACAANGGTGGGAAGTTAACAAGAGTACAAGTCAAGTACCGTACAGTAAACAATGGAGTTCTTCAAGTCCAACTAAGGAGAGCCTCCGTATGTTATGGGAAGCCTAAGTACAGAAGAAACGAAGAAGTAGACCTGATAGCCATCTACTCACCAACCACGGACGCTTGTTACTACATTCCTGTGGAAGAGCTGGATGGTAAGGGAGCAATAAGCTTAAGAGTAGAGCCAGCAAAGAATGGGCAAAGATCCGGGATTAAACTGGCAGATGACTATCGCGGGGTAGCTCAGTAGTAGAGCAGCGGGCTCATAATTCGCAGGCCAATGGTGCAATTCCATTCCCCGCAACCACTAACCCCTTCGGGGGGTTTTCTTTTTCTGTAACCTGAAGGTTTCATTTTGTGAGGCTTTCTGTAACCTATAAGTTTCAATGCGGGTCAACAAGCGCAAGGGGCGCGCAGCAGCCTTCCAAGCTGACGACCGCGGAGTTCGACTCTCCTGATCCGCTCCACTTATTATTTTTATGATACCTATTAAAGAACTACAGAAGTTTCTAAATACCTACGAAGCCCTGCGCGGGATTGAGGTCACACACGAGAGCGATATTAAAAAAGCAATTGCTCCTCAGGTGGTTCTCTTGACAGGGATGGTCAACATCGAAGGCACCCCGCATTTGTTCGAAGCTGAGATCAACCTCATGGAGTTCCACACTAGGGAGGACTTGATCCTTCTGGGTGGTTCAATCCTGAAAGCCTTCGACAAGGCTGGGGTTCAAAAACTATAGGACAAACAATGGCAGCACGAATCCGAAAAATCAAGCACGACGAAAACACACGGTTAAAGATCCAAGCAGCTCAGTTGATCAATCGCCTGACCGACCACGCCAATGGCAAAGTCGAGATGACAGCTACCCAAGTTCGTGCTACTGAGATTCTTCTGCGTAAGATTCTGCCTGATCTCTCAGATGTCAAGATGGATGTGGATGCAGCACCGATCACCTTCAACCTGAACATGACAGCTCCTGAGGAGAACAAGGATGGGGAATAAACCTGATTGGGTTGGCACCAACTTTAAGAAGACTGTTCGCAAGATCGACGACAAAACCAAAATGGTTGGCGTCAAGAAGATGGCCGATGGTTCGCTTCCTGACATCGAAGGTGGTGAGGATGACTTCGATCCCGGCTTTGATATCTCCTACTCGGCTAGTGGACAAGACGCTAAGAACTTCGGAGGCGGTGGCCGCTTAAGTCGGAACGTATACCACGGAGAAGATGGCACCTTAAACTTAGGCGTGTCTGGCTCTCACTGGAAAGGTGGCGGTCAATCTGGCGCAAGCCTTGATGCCGTAGATGCTACCTACATGACCAAGCACGGTGACTTTGGAATCCAAGCCTCGCCGGACTTGAAGTCAGTGAAGTTGACATTTCGGAAAGAGTTTTGATTTGTGAGTGAAAATACTTTTAACTACAGACCGCCCGGAAAGAATGCAGCCAAGTTCCATGCATCCGATGCTTTCGTGCGCGGTCTTATGGGGCCAGTGGGCTCGGGCAAATCCAGCAGTTGCTGCGTTGAGATCGTATCTCGCGCTCTGCGACAGCGTCCTAGCCGCGACAATGTTCGCCGTTCTCGATGGCTTATTATTCGTAACACCTACCCCGAACTCAAGTCAACCACAATCAAAACGTGGGAGACGTGGTTCCCAGCAGACGTAGCCCCGATCAAGTGGGACACGCCTATCACCTCGACAATGAAGATTGGCAACATAGGTGATGGCACCTCGCTGGAACTTGAAGTTATGTTTATGGCATTAGACAAGCCTACCGAAACTGGTAAGCTGAGATCGTTGGAATTGACAGGCGCTTGGATTAACGAAGCCTCTGAGATTCCTAAAGAGATCTTTGATATGGTCACACAGCGTGTGGGACGTTTCCCGTCAATGATCCAAGGTGGCCCTAGCTGGCACGGGATTATTCTTGACACGAACCCACCTGATGATGACCACTGGTACTACAAGGTAGCCGAAGAGGAACGCCCTGAAGAATGGCACTTCTTCCGCCAGCCCGGAGCAATGCTTCTGGTTGACGGTGAGTATGTGCCTAACCCAGAGGCAGAGAACATTCGGAATATACCAACAGGGTATGACTACTACACCCAACAGTTGCCAAGTAAAGGCTCTGATTGGATCAATGTGTTTGTGCTTGGAAACTATGGTACGACGCTGGATGGTAAGCCTGTTTATCCAGAGTATAACGACAAGATACATTGCCTTCCTAATAACATAGAGGCAACGCCGGGTCTCCCCATTATCCTTGGGTGGGACTTCGGACTTACGCCAGCATGTGCGATTATGCAAGTGTCGCCTTCTGGTAGACTGACAATACTTGACGAATTGATATCAGAAGATATGGGTATCCGTCAGTTTGCCAATGATGTCGTTAAACCTTATCTGAGTAACAACTATGGTCACTCCCAACTCGTATCTGCTGGCGACCCTGCTGGCAACATTCGCGCACAAACTGACGAACGAACCTGTCTCCAAGAGTTGCTTGAAGCGGGAATATACACAGAGCCTGCGCCGACTAACGACTTCATACCGAGGAGAGAAGCTGTCGCCTACTTCATGACGAAGATGAGTGATGGTAAACCTGCCTTTGCCGTGAACCCGCGATGCACAAACATTCGCAAGGGTTTCTTAGGTAGGTACAAGTATGAGAGGTTAAAGACCTCTGGACTTGCACGGTATAAGGATAGGCCGGTAAAGGATATCTATTCTCACATTCAGGATGCAATCCAGTACGGATGCCTGAAGGTTAGAAGTGGAGTTTCGCCAGCTCGTGCAAAGTCAATACACAAAGTATCCTCTAAGGGATGGACATAAATGGGATATGCAATCAACAGACCGCAGGTCGAAATCGAAATAGACGGTGAAGACGATCTTCAGTCAAACGCTCGTTTCGAATCTAATCT